GTTTGAAGCACTTTTTAACAGTATTTTCAACTGTAACAGAACTGTAACAGTTACAGAAAGTGAGGTAAAAATGAGTGATCAGAAGAAATTAAGTGCAAGGGAATATCTGAAACAGCTTGAAGTGTTAGATATGCAGATAAATGATGATATTGCCACGCTGTCAGATATGAAAATGAATGTATGCAGTGCAGGCGGTATTGATTACAGCCGGGACAAAGTGCAGACTTCACCTGTAGGTGATAAGTTGTGTAAGGACGTAGTGAGGTATACCATGTTTGACCAACACATCAATGAAGAAATAGATCAGTTCGTTGATGCAAAAAAGAAGATCATTAAGGAAATCCGGGGATTGCGTAATAAGAATATGATTCAGATTCTTACAAAAGTGTATGTGCAGTTTAAAACAGTCAAGGTTGCTTCACAGGAAATGAAAAAATCTTACTCATATACCGTAGAACTGCATAATAAGGCACTTTCAGCGTTTGAAGATACCTATAAAAACCTTACATATCTGACATAAAACCAATTATTTCATATTTGACAAATACAAGCTTACCTTTTATAGTGTATGCTGTACAAAAATTTTTGCAGGTAATAAATTACCTGCAATTTTTATTTGCAATAAAATATGCTTATTGTCTTATGTGCTGCAAGGTATGCCTTCCTCTCACCTTGCAGCACTTTTTGTTATACAAATGATAGAAAGGCGGTGTTGTTATGGCAAAAAAAGGCAAATTAACTGAAAAGCAGCAACGTTTTGTTGATGAATACCTGATTGATCTGAATGCAACACAGGCAGCTATTAGAGCAGGTTATTCAGTAAAAACAGCGGATGCAATCGGATGTGAAAACCTCACGAAACCTAATATTCAACAGACTATTGCTGAACACATGGCAGAACGCTCACGAAGAACCGGAGTAAATCAGGATAGGGTTGTATTAGAGCTTGCCAAGATTGCATTTGTCAGAATGACAGACGTTGTTGACAGTAACGGAAGAATCAAGCAGGGTGCATCTGCTGATGATCTGTCTTGTATTGAATCAATCAAATATAAGGAATCTGATAATGAGTTTGGTGGAAGTGTTGAAAGAGAAGTCAAGGTTGCATCAAAACTGAAAGCCCTTGAATTGCTTGGTAAACATTTAGGTATGTGGAATGATAAGTTAGATGTGAATGTAACAGCCCCTATTGTTATTTCAGGAGCAGACGCACTTGAGGACTAAATACAGGCAGCCATCAAGTCAATATGTATTTGGTTATCAGAAGTTCATTCTGATGCCGGAAGATTACAAGGCTACAAAGTCCGGTAAGGTTAATGTGAAATTACCGGAAGTAGTCGGTAAGGGTTACGGTACATTTTGGCGGTGGAAAGGTAGATACCGGGCAGTCAAAGGTTCACGTGCATCTAAGAAGTCAAAGACTACAGCATTATGGTACATCACAAATATGATGAAGTACCCTGATGCGAATACCTTAGTTGTCAGAAAGACTTACAGAACACTAAAGGATTCTTGTTTTACTGAATTGAAATGGGCTATACATCGACTTGGTGTTGATGCTTTTTGGGATATAAAAGAGTCACCACTTGAAATGACGTATAAGCCAACAGGTCAAAAGATTTATTTCAGAGGACTGGATGACCCACTGAAAGTAACATCAATCACTGTTGATCAGGGTGTACTGTGTTGGATGTGGATTGAAGAAGCATATGAAATTAGTTCAGAGGATGATTTTAATATGCTTGATGAATCTATTCGTGGTGCAATCCCGGAAGGTTCAGACCTGTTCAAACAGATTACCGTAACATTCAACCCTTGGAATGAACACCATTGGTTGAAGAAACGGTTTTTTGATAACCCTGATGATGAAACACTTGCACTTACCACCAATTACAAGTGCAATGAATGGTTAGATAAAGCCGATCTTAAGGTTTTTGAAACCATGCGAAAGCAGAATCCAAGACGTTACGCAGTGGCAGGTCTTGGGGACTGGGGTATTGTTGATGGTCTTGTGTATGAGAATTGGCATGAAGAAGCCTTTACACTGGAACAGATCAGACAGCAATACAAGATTGATTCAGCCTTTGGTCTTGACTTTGGTTATACAAATGACCCATCTGCATTATTTTGTGGATTCATTGACACGAAGAACAAAAAGATATTCGTGTATGATGAAATGTATGCAGCAGGTCTTTCCAATGAGCGAATATACCAGAATATCACTGATATGGGATATGCAAAGGAAAGAATCACAGCGGATTCAGCAGAGCCAAAGTCTATTGATCAGTTAAAGGGTTATGGTCTTAGAGTCAAAGGTGCTGAAAAAGGCAAGGACAGTATCAACAGCGGTATTCAGTTTATTCAGGACTTTGAAATCATCATACACCCAAGATGTGTGAACTTCCTGACAGAGATTAGCAACTACACTTGGGACAAGGACAAGTTCGGTAATAAACTGAACCACCCTATTGATGACTTCAATCATTTGATGGATGCGATGCGATATGCATTAGAAAAATATATCAAGAAAGGTAACGGCTGGCTATTCTAGCCAATTTGGTGTGCAAAATGGAAATCTTAGGTACAAAGTATGAGTTGATTAAAAATGATCATGGTCTGATAGAAGCAAATATTGACGGAGAGTGTAAGACTTATGCTAAGGTTATCAGAATCAGACCACTACAGGATATGCTTTACGGTGAAGCAACAGAAGATGAGAGAAAGAAAAGACACAGCGAAGTAATGCGGCATGAAGTAATTCATGCTTTTTTTAATGAGAGTGGTCTTAGTGACTATTCGAACAATGAGGAACTGGTTGATTGGCTTGCAATGCAGTTTCCGAAAATGCTCAAGGTATTTCAGGAGCTTGGTTGTACAGAGTAAGTAGCAGAAAGGGGTGATAAATTGCTTACGATCGAAGAGATAAAGATGTTCATTGATGAAGATGCTGCATCAATGAAAAAGCATTTTGCAAGAATAGGTGAACGCTATTTCGATGGCGATCACGACATTAAAAGTTACAGAATGTTCTACTTCAACAATGACGGTCAGCTTGTGGAAGATACAAGCAGGGCAAATGTAAGGATCACACACCCATTCTTCAAAGAACTTACAGAGCAGGGAACACAATATACTCTGTCAGGTACGGATGGTTTTGTGTTTAGTGATATCCCTGAACTACAGAGTGAACTTGATTCAAGGTTCAACAATAACGATGATTTTATTGATGAACTGTCAGAAACACTTACAGACTGTCAGACAAAGGGTTTTGCTTATATGTACGCTATGAAAGACAGCACTGACAAGTTGAAATTTACATGTGCTGACAGTATCGGTGTTGTGGAAATAGAAGCACGATTTGCAGAAGATAAGAAAGACCATGTAATTTACTGGTACGTTGACCGGGTTGACAAGGAAGGTCACAGAATCAAGAAAATCATGGACTGGGATGATGAACAGGTTGTTTATTATGTTCAGACAGATGAAGGGGAAATACAGCTTGACGATAAAGCCAAGGTGAACCCAAGACCGCATGTACTGTATCAGGTTGATGGTGATGATAATACTTATATTGATTCACTTGGTTTCTTGCCATTCTTCCGGTTGGATAATAACAAGAAACAGTTCAGCAACCTGAAAGCAGTAAAAGACCTGATTGATGATTATGACCTTATGGCATCCAGTCTTTCCAATAACCTGATTAACTTTGACCATCCATTATATGCAGTCAAAGGGTTTGATGGTGATAACCTTGATGAATTACAGCAGAATCTTAAGACAAAAAAGATTGTTGGTGTCGGTTCAGATGGCGGTATTGAAGTACATACAGTAGATGTACCGTATGAAGCCCGGAAGGTTAAATTGGAACTGGATGAAAAGAACATATACCGTTTTGGTATGGGGTTGAACTTGTCAGGTCTGAAAGATACATCAGCAACAACTAATATTGCAATCAAGGCAGCCTATTCACTGCTTGATCTTAGATGTAAGCACCTTGAAAGGAATATCAAGCGGTTCTTGCGTAAGATCGTGGCGGTGTGCATTGATGAAATCAATCAGCAGAACGGTACAGATTATCAGACCACAGATGTTTATTTTGAGTTCACCCACGAAGTAATGAGTAATGAACAGGAAAATGAACAGAATGAACTTACAGAAGCACAGAAACAACAGGTACAAATCAACACCCTGTTATCACTGGCACAGATTTTTGGTGATGATTTGACGATTCAGTATATTTGTGATGTTCTTGATATTGATTATGAAGATGTGAAGGACAAGTTGCCGGATAATGAAGCTGATAAGGTGCAGCAGGTGCAAGATGATCTTGATTCTATTATACCGGATGATGAAGGTGGTGGAATAGGTGAACAAGGCACAGAAGGAAGTACAACAGGCACAACTTAACGATGAAAAGAAAGTAATCAAGCTGTTAGAACTGGTATATGAACAGGCGAAAAAGGATTGTGAACAAAAAATCAGGGAACTGTCAGCAAGGACAGACCTTGAAAATCTGCAAAGCATCATATACCAAAAAGAATATCAGCAGATTATGGTTGATCAGATTGAATCAATCCTGTATGATCTGCATGAAGGACAGTTTACAACAATAGCTGATTATTTACAGCAATCGTACATAAACGGTTATGTTGGTATGTACTATGACCTGCACCTTAGTGGTATACCTTTGGTTGTTCCAATCGACCAAGATCAGGTTGTCAAGGCAGTTCGCACAGACAGTAAATTGTCAGACAGTCTTTACAACAGACTTGGTGAAGATGTGGGTTATCTTAAGCGTTCAATTCGTGCTGAACTTTCAAGAGGGATTGCAAGCGGTTCAACATGGAATGAAATGGCATTAAGAATTGCCAAGGGTATGAACAGCCCATTTAATAAAGCAATTAATAATGCAATACGGATTGCCCGGACAGAAGGTCATAGAATACAGAATGAAGCAGCTCTTGACGGTCAGCATGAGGCAAAGAAAAAAGGTGCAGATATAGTCAAACAGTGGGATGCTACACTTGACAGTAGGACAAGACCGGAACACAGAGAAGCAGATGGACAGATCATGGAACTTGATGAACCTTTCGATGTTGGCGGTGAGAAAATGCAAGCACCGGGTGTTGGTGGTTCTGCAAGGAATGTCTGCAACTGTCGGTGTTGTCTGCTACAACGTGCAAAATGGGCTTTAGACGATGATGAATTGAAAGCCTTACAGGAACGTGCAGCATTTTTTGGACTGGATAAATCAAAATCATTCAATGACTTCAAACAGAAATATTTGAAGTTGCCCGAAAAGGCTGATACAATGAATGTGAAAGAATATGATGTATTGGCACACACCCAAAAGCTAAAGGGTGCAATGAGTAGTTCAGATTATGATGAGTACATGAAGATTCTGACTGAACACAGTAATATATCACTTCAAAAATTGTATGCAAAGTATGCCGATAAAATCAACGGTGTAGCATACGGAAAAAATGGATATTATACACCACGTGACAATAAACTTGTGTTTTCATATCCAGCGAAGAAATATATTGAGGGTGGAAAAAGCAAATATGGAACATTAGCACATGAGTACGGTCATTATTTTGACGCAAAAGCTAATTACGATAATACACATTTTTCAGAACTTGATCTTATTAACGGAAAAGTTAAATGGTGTAAGCTGTCAAAGGTTGCAAGTTCATCTGATGAATTTCTTGTCGCTGTAAGAAAAGATAGGGATTTTTTAAAATCAATTTTAACTGATGAAGTGAAAGAAGATTTTAGAAATAATCATGCAAGTGCAGGTGTTCAAGATGCTATTGACGGATTACTTGGAGAACGTATAGCATGGGGGCATGGAGATAAATATTATAATCGTCAATACAGTTCGATGAAACGTCTTAAGGAACATAAAGGTTTACAGGCAGCATATAAAGAACTTGGTATTGATGCAAGTAATCTTAGCAAGGTAGCGAATGAATGTAGGGTTTATGAATCTGCATCTGAAATGTGGGCTAACATCATGGGCGCAGAAGTTAATGGTGGCTCTGAACTGGAATATGTGAAGAAGTACTTGCCAAACAGCTATGAAGCATTCATTGAAATTCTGAAAGGGGTAAAATAATATGAATGAGAAATTACAGAAAGCACTTGAAAGGTATAAGGAAAAATTTAATGATGATTTTCCAACTATTCCGTTTGAAAGTCAGGAAGATGAAGAAATCATTGACATTATTGATGAATGTATCGAAGAAAACAAAGACGTTTATGATCTTGGGTACTTATCACTTGACGATATAATGTATTAAAAAGCAAAGGTACAGAATTGTATACCTTTGCTTTTTTATTACATATATGACCGTTATATAAGGTCAGAAAGGGGGATAAAAGGAACATGAAAGCGTTGCACATTCACTTGGTACTGTAGAAAGGTATGGTGATCCTGATTATCTCCCAACTATGGGTTAAATAGTATTTTTAAGACATCCGCAAGGGTGTCTTTTCTTTTGTCCGAAAAAGGCTTATGACGTTTAAACTGCTGCTGAAATGACCCCTGCAACATGGGATATAAACTGTTGACCGTTCCCGGTGACACCGGATATAAAAACATGACGGAGAAAGGAAGAAGAACATGGAATTTTTAAAAGCATTTTTTGGTGATAAGGCTATCACCTATGATGAACTGGTACAGGCAATCAATGACTATAACGGTGATGAAAAGAACAAAGAGAAGCTGATCAAGATGGTCAACCTTACTGATGGTGGTTATGTGTCTAAGGACAAATACACCAACCTTGAAACTGACCTTTCCGGTAAGACTACAGAACTGACCAAGGCTAATAACCTGATTGAAGAACTGAAAAAGTCAGCCGGAAAAGACGAAGCTACACAGCAGAAGATTACAGCATACGAAACAGAGATTGCAGACCTTAAGAAAGAGAATGCAGACCTTAAGAAAGAGAATGCATTGAAATTTGCATTAGTTGCAGCAGGTGCGGTTGATGTTGATTATCTTGTATTCAAGGCAAAGGAAAAAGGTGAAATCAAACTTGGTGATGATGGAAAAATCAAGGGTGAAGATGATCTGATTTCAGGTCTTAAAACACAGCATCCTACCATGTTTGAAGCATCCAATGGCAATCAGCAGCAGAGTGGTAACAGAAAGATTATTGAAAACAACCTGCCGGGTGGGGATAAAGACAAGACAGTTACCAAAGAACAGTTCCTTAAGATGGGTTACAACGAAAGAATGAAACTCAAAGAAGAAAACCCGGAGTTATTCAAACAGTTAAATGTACACTAAGAAAGGTTAAAATGGTGAATTAAATGGCAAGAACAGGAAATTTTGGCGGTTTTGCTTTTGATGAAGAAGTATTTACCGGGATGATGCAGGAAGCCGACTATTGGACTACACCAATCATTGCTTCCGGTATCGTGCAGCAGGACAGTTCTATTATGGACTTAATCGGTGAGCATGGAAACGTGGCAACAATTCCAATCTATAAACCGATTGACGCAAATGAAAGCGGTATGGAAGCACTGAACAACGATGGTGAAACAAACAACACACCTGTTGAAATCAGCGGTGACAAACAGACTTGTATGCTTATTCAGAGAATGAAAGCATTCAAGGCTAAAGACTTCACAAAGGAATTAACTGGTGCTGACCCTATGACACTGATCAGAAATAAAATCGCAGGTTATTATGGTCAGGTTTGGGAAAAAGAACTGATGAACATTGCACAGGCAGTATTGGCAGTTGCAGCACTTAGTGATCATGTACTTGATCTTACTAAAAATACTAAGACAAACATTGAAGCAGGTACAATTTACGATGCAGAACAGGCAGCACTTGGTGATATGGCAGGTGGTCTTGGTCTGATGGTTATGCATTCCATGATCTTTAAAGAGTACAAGAAAATGGAAATGGTTGGCTATGATAAGTATGTTGTCAACGGTGTGATTCAGAAAGAAATTACACTGCCGACTATCGCAGGTAAGCACGTACTTGTAACTGACAGATTTACAGCTACCGGAACAGGTACAGATGCGGTTTACAGCACATATCTGTTTGGTGAGGGTGCATTTTTATCTTGTGATAAGAACAACTATGAAAATCAGTACACAACCAACTATGACCCGGAAGCATCCGCAGGTATTGACAAGTTCTATACAAAGCAGGGTAAGGTGCTACATCCGAATGGTCTTTCTTTAGCAGTTGATCAGATTGCAAAAGAATCACCGACTTATGCAGAACTTGGTAAGTCTGCAAACTACAGCCTTAAGTTCAACACAAAGAACGTTAAGATGGGTCTTATCAAGTCCAAGGTTGGTACAGCAGTTGTCTAAGAAAGGGTGATCTGATGATATTAGCAGTTGATGATGTAATGAAATTACCTGAATTTGCTGTGCAAAATGAAAAGGTGATTGAAGAAAAACTGAACGCTGCTGAACTTATGATCAGGGCATACACTAATAACAATTTTCAGAATCGGTTTGTTCGTTTTACCGCTGACAGTTTGGGTAACCGCTTGCTTGGAACATCAGATTTTTTGAAAGTGGGTGATACAGTTCAGATTTCACAGTCAATGGTGAATGATGGACTGTATACCATTACTGAAATTGGTGAGGATTTCATCAGAGTTAATCAGGAATTGTACAAAAGTACAAACCTGATTACTAAGGTGGAATATCCTGCTGATGTTCGTACAGGTGTACTTGAATTACTTAAGTGGGATATTAAGAACAGACCGAAAACAGGGGTCAAGTCTGAAACACTGTCAAGATACAGTGTGACTTATTTTGATCAGGATGCTAACAATCAAGTTATGGGCTATCCTGTTGCCTTACTTGGATTCTTAAAGCCTTATATAAAGGCTAGATTCTGATTATATGAGTGTTGGCGGTAACATTCAAGCATTGTTACAGGTAAAAAAGAACGGTGCTAAAAATGCCATAGGTGAGCGTGTAAACACATGGGTTGATTGTACATCAATCTTAGGTTGTTTGGACTTATCAACAGGTGATTCAAAGCATACAACTTTTTATGCCAAGGTTCAGGAAAGTACACACATTTTCTTGTGTGACTTTACCAACCTTAAGAATCTGTCAACTGATTGGGTTTGGGATCCGTTCAGTTTTCTGACAGGTGTGATCAGTAAGACGGATGAACAGGAAACCGTTGATGTGACAAGTGACAATGCAAGAATGATGGTGAATGGTGAAGTGTATGAAATCCTTCTGATTGATGACCCTATGAATATGCATGATCATTTAGAAATCTATTTAAGATTTATAGGGGGTCAGTAGTATGTCAGTTGAATTTACAGATAACACAGCAAAAATTAAAGCTGCATTATCGGAAGGGGTTATTGGATTTCTTCACGAAGCAGGTGGTGAAATACAGGCACAGACCCAAAGAAACAGCAGGGTTGATACCGGACAAACGAAGGGGTCTTACAAATATATGGTTGATGAAGGAAAAGATGAATCAACCGTTGCTGTAGGTTCAGATCTTGAAAATGCGATTTGGGAAGAATTTGGTACTGGTGAATATGCACTGCATGGTGATGGAAGAAAAGGCGGTTGGGCTTATAAGAGTAAGAAAGACGGTAAATTTTACCATACTTACGGAAAAACACCACGACAACCACTCACGAAAGCATTTCAGAGTGTAGCCCCAAAGATAAAGAAACAGCTTGTAAATGTCATTAAACAGAATTTAGGGGGTTAATTATGGTTGATATGCTTGGTTTTATTTCTGATCAGCTTGATCAACTTGGTATTCCCTATGAATTTGGTGAATGGACAGGTGAAATTAGCTATCCTTACTTTGTCGGTTCGTTCAATGAAATTGAACACAGATTAGAGGACGGATATACAGGCGGTGTGTTTACACTTGACGGGTGGTCAAGGGGGTCAAAATTACCGCTTGCAGAAATAAATGACAAATTAAAAAAAGCATTTGAAGATTTAAGGGCAGTTCAGGAGGGAACTGCTTTTTTTATTACCTATTGGAACGGTTTAATGATTCCAACAGGTGAAGAAGATCTTTTTAGAATTACGATAACACTTAACACAAATGAGTGGAAAGGAGCATAAAAGAATGGGCTTAAAAAAGCATGGTATTACATCTGAAACTATCAAGAATATGATCTTGGGTGCAGGTGTCATTTACAAAAATCTTAAGTATGAAAAATCAGCCAATGGTTGGAATGGTACACCACTTGGTGCAACTTCTGGTGGTCTTAAGTTCAACTATGAAGCACAGTGGTTAGATGTTGAGGTGGACGGTGCAACTGTACTGATCAAGGGTGTCAGCAAGCAGAAGGTTGGTGAATCTGCCACACTTGAAGGTCAGATGACAGAACTTACAGAAGATATTCTTGTGAGTGCATTACACCTTGTAAAATCCACTTCCGAAGATACAACTTATGTCAAGTATGTATCTAAGGAAAATATCACAGAAGCAGATTATCTTGAAAATGTTGCATATGTCGGAACACTTTCAAGCGGTAAAAATGTAATCATTATTTTACCGAATGCACTTTGTACAGAAGCGTTTGAGTTAGAAACAAAGAACGCTAAACAGACAACATTTGCTGTCAAGTTTGAGTGTACAGCTGATCTTGAAAACGACAGCTTAAACAAGTTGGATATTGCTATTTACTATCCAAACGCTGTTGTGTAGGGGGGTGTGAATTATGCGAGTTGTAGTAGTAAGAGAATATACAGACAAGTACACAGGTGAAGGTCATGTGATCGGTGAAAAACTGGATATGACAGAAGAAAGATTTGCAGAAATTCAGGACAAAGGAACGTTTGTGGTTGATATTTCTGATGAAGTAGTGCAGCAGGAAACACCTGCTGTATCTACTGAACAGGTAGAAGATCAGGAACAGGAAACAGCAAGTGAACAGACTGAACCTGTTGAACAAAAAGAAACATCTGCACCAAAACAGGATAAACCTGCAAATGGTGGTAGAAGAAACAGATCGAAAAAAGAAAGTGAGGATAAATAATCATGGCAGATTTCAGATTTAAGGATTTAACAGTTGATAACGCATTTGACTTTTGTGAGGTTCTTGCAGTTATCGGAGTAGAACAGGTTATTGGTGTATTTGACAAAGACGAGATTCAGCAGTTGCAGGAATCCGGTACAGATATGAAAGAAGTTGGTATTGTCATTGCCATGAAGGTATGTGGCATTCTGATTAAGAATATTTCCAATGCAAGGAATGAAATCTGTAAGTTTTTTGCTAACTGTATGGAGTGGGACAACGGTACAGCGGTTACTGCTGATGATGTGAAGAAATTCAAGTTGAAACAGTTTGCTGTCATGGTGAAAGATTTTGCTAAGAAAGATGATCTTATGGATTTTTTCGAGGGTGTTGCAGAATTAGTGGGTACGGAACAGAACGATTCGATGAATGCTGCAACCGTAGATATGGCAACCCCTACATCTATTTAGATAAAGCAATCAGCCGGGGAAAATTAGACGCTACTGTTAGAACAGTTCTGAAACAGGACAATGAAGATAAACAGTGGGACTTATACTGTGCAATCACAGCAAACCCACTTGCTGATGATGTTGGAAATTTTGAAGAATTTAAACAGCGGTTTATGAGTACAGCACCGAAAGTTGAAAAGACTGAACAAACTGAACCGACAATGAACAATGCACAGATTAAATTACAGGTGGAAAAAGCAAATAAAATTCTGAATGGATTCGTGCCACCGTTGAAAGGGGGTGGCTAATCGTTGGATATTTTTTCGTTGGTCGGAAAAATAACGATCAATTACGCTGATGCGGTAAACAACATTGAAAAGGTTTCCAAGTCTGCAAAGGACACAGCTGAAACACTGGAAGATGTTGATAAAAAGGCAGATGGTGCAGGTGATTCAGTAGAAGATGCCGGACAAGCTGCCAAGAATGCAGACAGTGGATTTACGACATGGAAAGCCACGCTTGCGAATTTAGCATCTACAGCAATCACAAAAGTAATTTCAGGGTGTACACAGTTAGCTGAAAAAATGGCAGATGTGACAAAATCAGCGGTTGGTTACTATGCTGAATATGAACAGTTAGTTGGTGGTGTTGAAACACTATTCAAAGACAGTTCTGGTAAACTGATCGGATATGCTGAAAAGGCATATAAGACAGCAGGGATGAGTTCAAATCAGTATATGGACACAGCAACGTCATTTGCTGCTTCATTGATTCAGGGTCTTGGTGGAGATACAGCAAAAGCGGTTGAACTGACCAACCTTGCTATCACAGATATGTCAGATAACGCTAACAAGATGGGTACTGACATAGGTTCTATACAGGACGCTTATCAGGGTTTTGCAAAGCAAAATTACACGATGTTGGATAACCTGAAACTTGGTTATGGTGGTACACAGTCTGAAATGATCAGGTTGATAAATGATTCAGGTGTGCTTGGTGAAAAGATTGAAAGTTTGGATAACATAACGTTTGACCAGATGATTGAAGCTATTCACAAGATTCAGGATAATTTAGGTATAACCGGAACAACAGCACTTGAAGCAGGTACGACAATATCAGGTTCATGGAGTTCAGTACAGGCATTGTTTGAAAATATCCTTACAAAAGTAGGTTCAAAACTTGCACCTACTGTTATGGGATTTTTACAACAGTTGTCAGACTGGATGGAAACAATAGACTGGGATGCGTTTGCAACGTCTGTCGGTGATGCCCTACAAAGGGTATTTGACTGGATTCAAAAAATTGATTTTACAACGTTCTTTGAAAAAGGAATGGACGGTGTTGAAAACTTCCTTGAAAAACTAGGTGGTCTTATTGAAGATGTGCCTAAGATTATTCAAACGTTCAAGGATTGGTCACCGCTTATAGCCGGAGTTGCTGCCGGGTTCGTAACCTTAAAGGTTGCAATGGCAATATCATCATTGATTAGTGTCATAACAACAGCATGGACAGAATACAAAACAGCAAACGAAGGTGCTACTATTGCACAGTGGCTTTTCAATGCTGCATTAAATGCTAACCCTATAGTTTTTATAGTCACACTTGTGGCAGGGCTTGTGGTTGCACTGATCACATTATGGAATACCAATGATGGATTCAGAGAAGCAGTCACAAGTGCATGGAGTTCAGTAAAAGAAGCTTTTTCAAATTTAGCTGAATCCATTGGTGAAAAAGTTGAATCAATTAAGAATTTTTTTGGAAACCTGAAAGATGCTGCATCAGAGAAGTTTTCAGCAATGAAAGAAGTTGTTTCAGATAAATTTTCTCAAATTAAAGAAACCATGACTTCTACAATGCAGGTTGCAAAAGATACGGTGTCTGAAAAACTGCAAAACATGAAAAATGCATATTCTGAACATGGCGGTGGAATCAAGGGAATTGCAGCGACTGCAATGGAAGGTGTAAAAGGGTATTATTCAGCCGGGTACACATTCATTGATAACCTGACAGGTGGGAAATTGTCGGCAGTAGCAAATAAATTCAAGTCGAAAATGTCAGAAGCAAAACAGGCAGTTTCAAACAAGATATCAGAAATCAAAAATTCATTTTCAAATGGTCTTGGTAATGCCTATTCGACAGTTACCAATATACTTGGAAATATTAAGAATAAGTTTTCTAATATCATGTATTCTGCAAAGAACATTGTAAGTAACGCTATAAACAGAATTAAAAGTTTCTTCAATTTTTCATGGTCATTACCACATTTGAAATTACCACATATTTCAATCAGTGGTTCTTTCAGCTTGACACCACCGTCTGTTCCACATTTTGGTATTGAATGGTACAAGAAAGCAATGGACGATGGTATGATCATGAATCAGCCGACTATTTTCGGTTATAACGCTAAGTCAAATCAGTTCTTGGCTGGCGGTGAAGCTGGATCGGAAACAGTAGTTGGGACGCAGAACTTGATGGACATGATTCAGGAAGCTGTGAATAATGCCGGAAGTGGAAGCGGTGACAGCGAAGCGACTCGTGCATTACTGGAAGCAATCTTTAACTGGATGCGGAACGGTGGATTGTACAAGCTGTTAATTGATGTTCTGACAAACGGCGTAGAGTTTGAATTTGATAACAGAGAGATAGCAAGGTTGGTGAAAAAATATGCTTGATAGAGCGAAATATGTGAACCATCTGAACCAAAGTATTGACTTTGGTTCGGGTGGTATTTTTATTACATCCTCTGAATTAAGGGATTATGAATGGGAGTATGATACGGACTATGACGAGATTACCAACTTTCATAAAGGTGTCAAGGAAAAGAAAATGAAGATCATCATTTCGGCATCTTCCGAGGAAGAGGGGATTGCAAAAAGAAATGCTATCTTCCAGATCTTCGAATCTGATATTCGTGCAGAACAGTCAGGAAGACTATATCAGGACGGCTACTATTTAAGTTGTTATATCGTAGCATCAAAAAAAGCGAAATGGTATCTGACGAAGCAGTATATAGAGATCGAAGTAACCATTGCAACAGATCAGCCGGACTGGGTACAGGAAAGAGAGTACAACTTCCTGAAGACAGAAGGCAAGACAGTTGAAATGGATGATCTGAAGAAATATCCATACAAATACGGATACTATTATCTGAATCATGTATCATCTTCCTTGATCATCAACCCAGCTATCACAGAATCAGATTTTGTTCTTCGTATATATGGTTCTGTGTCAAAGCCACTTGTGAAGATTGGAGATAATACCTATCAGGTCAATATATCACTGAATGCCGGTGAGCGATTGGAGATTGATTCCATAAAGAAAACAGTAAAACTGGTACATACTGACGGATATACGGAAAATGTTCTATGGTCGGCTGCAAAAGAGTGTTACATCTTTGAAAAAATTGTAGCTGGTACACAAGTAATTGCTTGGGATGGCAGTTTTTCATTCGACCTGATTCTTATTGATAAAAGGAGTGAACCATTGTGGAAGTAATGTATACAGACGTAAACAGGCTTCCACAAGGGAGTCTTGAAAAATATTCCGTTGATCTGGAACTCGGAGGCAATAATGACTTTGAGCTTCAAATGAATGTGAAAAATCACTGCATGAGTGCCGGATGCATTTGGTATGTAAAAGACGAAGAATACGGCGGTATTGTGGATGATGTAAAAGTCGACACAGAAAAATCCAAGGTATATTATTCCGGAAGAAGTTGGCGTGGTGTTCTGGAAAAGAAAGTGATCCGACCGGACGCAGGAAAAGATTACCTGACAGTATCCGGTGATGTACATGATATTCTTGCATTGCTGATAAAGCGGTGTGATCTGGTAGATATGTTTGCTGTTCCGGATACGTCTTCCGGAATACAGATAAGTAATTATCAATTCCAGAGATACGTCGATGCTTATTCAGGCATTGTAAAAATGTTGTCTGCTGCTGGGGCAAAGCTGAAAATCATTTACAACGACAAGGATTCTTGTGTGAATATATCATCTGTCCCGATCGAAGATCTGTCAGAGAAATATGAGTATTCCGATGACTACGGAATGAAGATCATAATCGAAAAGAAAACCGGAGGGGTAAATCATCTGATCTGTCTTGGGGCTGGTGAATTGGCAGCCAGAACGGTGATTGATCTGTATGTAGATAAGACAGGAGAGATCAGCGAAAAACAGGCGTATTTCGGTGAGTATGAAATTGCAGAAACATACGATTATGGAAATTCTGAATCAGCTACAGAGCTGAAAGAAAAGGGAATTGAACATTTGAAGGAACTGAAAAGTTCGGATTCTGTCTCTGCATCGTTCAGTAAATTAGACGTGGATATTGGTGATATTGTTGGTGGAAGAAACCGGGCAACCGGAATATTGCTGAAGGAACAGGTCACACAGGAAATTATAAAAATAAAAAATGGAATTGAAACGATAACATATAAGGTTGGTGAGGAATAACAATGGCAACAAATTATTTGGATACAGGAGATACGGGACGTGCTGTTACTGCGGAGTCTGACGGGGCGTTATTTGCCGGGATCTTTGGAAATGAAAAATTTGTACTGGAAAATGGTAGCCAGTTTAAGGCAGAAGTACAGTCCAATAACATTGTAAAAATCTCCGATGGTGATGCAGTCATGCACGGGAGACACGTAAGGATTCCGGCAAATGACAGTGCATTGGTGACAATTAACAATGGACATTCTGGAACGAACAGGATTGATCTGATCGTGTTCCGGTACACAAAGGATAGCACAGGAAAAGAAACGGTTGATCTGGTTGTGATCCAAGGAGAAGATTCTACTTGGACACCCACAGCACCGACAGCAGTTAATGGGAATATTTTGACTGGTGCAATGAAGTCAGACTTCCCTCTGTATAGCGTGGAACTGAATGGAATCAATATTGTAAAGGTGAATCCGCTGTTTAATGTGATCGGTAATATCAGCAAGTTAAAGGAAGAGTTTACTGAATTAAATAGTAAAATGAATAGTACGATAAAAGAAATTAAACTTGTATCCAAGTTATGTACTACAACTGGCACTACTGGAGAGTTAGGAGCGTATTACGGAACAATAAATTTGACAGACATTCCGGAAAATTGCGTTGCTGTACTCCCGATAGGTGCGACTAAAACAGATGAACCTGGATATCCGGCAATACTTGCGCCATACAAATGGGAATTAGTACACTTGAGATGCGAAGTATGGAATGTGATATCTAGCAGGGGTGGAAAATACGGAGCTTGCTTTGCGTATCTGCTTAAATAACTATTTCCATCTGCCCTTAACTTCTGCCATTATTGTAGTAGTCCTCGTTTTGTTCGAACCATACTGAAGCACAGTACCATTCATAGCTTGATTATTGCTATTTAATTCAGCAACTTTATCGGACAAATCTTCATTTTTTTCAACAGAAAGGAGAATTTAAAATGAAATTAATATTTAATGATTCTACAGAAATCACAATTCAATCCGCAAATGAATCTAGCGGATATTTAAAAATCAAAATTATCGCAATGACAAGAGAAAACATCCTTGCGCTGTTTAAGGATGAAGAGAAAGTCAGCAGAATGATTGCAAAAGAAAACCGCGATTCCATTGTATACGAGAGATACAAGTATGAATCGTTAAGGGAATGGGATGGCGGTATCTATGAAGTATCCATGACTCAGGAAGGAAAGTCACTAGATGAAAGAATTACATCTACTGAGGATGAGCTTACATCTACGCAGGAAGCATTGTGCGAAGTGTATGAAATGGTTGAAGGGTTGGTGAATGCGTAATGGATAAGATGTATTATTTATTGATTGTAAAGGTGCAATGACGGATGCATTTAATCAGATCGTTGAACAGTCAAACCTTCTGTCTGAAATCAGAAAAATCTTGAATTGGTTTCTTATATGAACATAATGAAACAAACTGAACACAGTGAACAGGAAGAAAAGAAAGAGGGTGCTGAATAATGGCAAACATACAGCATTATATTGATCAGATTTTAAATGCAGTATATGGTGAAGAGGTAAGATCGTCTATTGTCAATGCACTTGAAAAAGTAAATGATGATAATAACTCTTACGCTGATCTGAAAAAAGAAGTAATTGCTGCAAAGGATGCGGTTGATAAAGATGTTGATGCAGTACAGCAGAAACTCAATGCTGCAAGTACTGCATTAACTAATTTGCAAAATGCTACAAGTGCAGCTAATACAGCGAAAACCAATTTGCAGGACGCTACAAGTACAGCGAATACCGCAAAAAGTAATGTTGAAGCAGCAACTGATGCTGCAAAAACAGCAATCAGCAATTCCAATACAGCAAAGGCAAATCTGACCAATGCAACAAGTACAGCGAATACAGCAAAGGCAAATCTTGAAAAAGTAATTACAAGTGCAACAACCACACAGAGTAATTTACAAGGTGTAATTGATAATGCAAATCAGATTAAGGGTCAGTTGGATAGTTCCAACGCTACAGCGGTAACATCAAAGAAAAATCTTGATTCTGCAATTTCTGATGCAAGTGTAGCAAAAAGTCAGCTTCAGGAAGTAATTAACAGTGCAAGTTCAGTTAAAACTTCATTGTCGAATGCAACAAGTACAGCGAATACAGCAAAGGCAAATCTTGATGCATCTGTTGCAACAGCTAATAATGTATTACAGTCACTAAGTGCGGAAAACGCAAGTGCTGCAAGTAATATTGATGAACTGAAAAGTGAAAACTTCAACAGTCAAGAAATTCTTTCAGGTGTGGCAGATATTCGTGCATACTTGGGTATCACTGCTGATGATATTGTTGGTATTCAGGTCGATTACAAAAATAAAACATTCAAAAGACTTGCCGGAGCAGCAAACCTTTCAAAGGGTTCTGATTTTGACAAGTTCACAATGTTTGGCGGTCGTAAACGTTGTAATGTTGCTGATGATGGTTCTATCGTGGCATGGTATGGTGATGCAGATTATAAAGAAGATGGTTCAATGGGTCAGGTTATGGTATATCAGCCAAAGTTCTATTATTTGGTGTGTCCTGTAGAGTATGACCCTATTGATACAGGTATTGGTTACCATTTAAGAAAGGCAAACTATTATGTGTCAGAAAAGCCACGTGCAGGTTTCAGACTTCACCCGGCATTCTATGATGCATCAGGAAATGAAATTGATTACTTCCTGACAAGTGCTTATGAAGGTAGTATTTACGATGCATCAGCAAGTGCATATCTGTTGAATGATGAACAGGTTATGAACACTGATGAAGATAAGTTTTCATCAATCGCAGGTGCAAGACCTGCATCAGGTTCTTCACAGAACCTTACAAGACCGAATATTGAAGCAATGGCGCAGAACAGAGGAACAAACTGGCATGGTGATCTGATTAAACAGGTATCTGCTGAACAGATGCTTATGATCATTGAAATGAGTATGATGAACTTACAGACAGCCGTTGCACAGGGTGTTATTTCATTACCTTGGACTACTGGAAGTGACACCACAAGTTCATACGCAGCTGCAACCGGAAGTACAGCAAGCCTTGGAAACGGTACAGGTAGGGCAGAGAAAACAACCACATATGAAGGTGGTGTTGCCAAAGAATACGCTGTTGACGGTAAGACTTCTGTATGTTGGAGAGGTAAAGAAAACTTTTGGGGCAACATTTGGAAATTTGTCTATGGTATCAATATTTGGGGCAATGGAAAAATGGGCGGTGGTCAGCCTTATATTTGTTCTGATTTCAGTTTTGCAGAATCAAAGAACAGTGGAAACTATGAGCCTGCCGGATTCACAGTAACAAACGCAAATGGTTATATTTCAGCAATGGGATATTCAACAGCTTGTGACTGGTTATTTATTGCGTCAGAATGCCTTGGTAACAGTTCATTACCTGTTGGTGATTACACATATATCACTGTCAACTTGAATGGTTACCGTCTTGCTCGGTTGGGCGGTTGTTGGGGTGGTTGGGATCATGCGGGCGGTTTCTTTTGGGTTCTGGATGGCGGTGTTGGTGCTCGTGTTCGGACTTTCGGGGGTCGCTTGGTATATATTCCAACACGTGATTCTGCTACTTATACCGCTGCAATCGAAGCATGGAAGCAGAAAATGGCAGCTTAAAATGTAACTTGTAAACTTGATTCATTAGGTTGAAAGAACTTCTGATATTGTTTGTTATTACCTGTAATGAACACCATGAAAAAACAAATATATTGCTCAATTAGGCAGTAATTGGAATAATTGGGATAATGCAGGCAGTTTCTATTGGAATCTGAATAACAGTGTTGGTAATCGTAATCGGAATATCAGGGGTCACTTAATAATTGCAAAATATAGCCGGGTGGAAACATCCGGCTATTTCTATAATACTGTGCGGTTCTTTCAACCATGCCACTAGGCAAAACAGAAAAATAGACGGTGCAGACAACCCAACCGGGAATACCGTCTTACTTACGAACAATAAGGAAAGGTCAACCGTATTTACCGGGCAGTAATGCCGACTGAAATTCGGATAATGCAAATACCAAGGAATGAAACGCTATGATCACTTATATGAAAAGATTTATGACCTTGAAAATTTAAGAAAAGCACACCAACACTCAAAGAAAGGAAAAGGTTGGTACAGAGAGGTTCAGGAGATTGACAAAGACCCTGACAAGTACCTGAAACAGATTCAGGAAATGCTTATCAACCACACTTACAAAACATCTGACTATGAGGTGTTTTATAAACAGGACGGTAAGAAGTTAAGGAAAATTTACAAACTGCCTTATTTCCCTGACAGAATTTGTCAATGGGCTATTTTACAGATCATTGAACCTTGTATCATCAATAACTTAACTGTTGATACCTATTCAGCAATACCAAACAGAGGTATACACAATGGTCTGACAAAATTACAATCTGCAATGTGGAATGACCCGGAAGAATGCAGATATTGCTTAAAATTGGATGCAAGACACTATTATCAGTCAATCAACCACGATCTTCTGAAAGAGAAGTATTCAAGAATGTTCAATGATAATGAACTATTGTGGTTGTTAAATGAAATCATTGACAGTATTGAAACAGCAGAGATTGAGGACTTAACAGCAATCTATCTGTTGGAAGAAGATATTGACCCTGAAACTGGTATACCGATAGGCAACTACTTATCACAGTATTCAGGTAACTATTATTTTTCAAGTTTCGATCACTGGATAAAAGAACAGAAGCACGTTAAATACTACTTCCGTTATATGGATGATATGGTTATCTTTGGCAAGACAAAAGAAGAACTGTTTGCCTTGAAGAAAGAGATTGATATTTATTTCAGGAATGAACTGAAATTGAACATAAAAGAAAACTGGCAGGTGTTCCCATCGTATGTAAGAGGTGTTGACTTCTTAGGTTACAGAACATTTTACAAGTATACATTACTTAGAAAAAGCACCTGTTTGGAAATGGAAAAGAAAATGACCGCTATCAGGAACAAAGTGGAAGCCGGGAACATGATGAACTATTCAGAGTGGTGTTCAATCAATTCTTACAAAGGTTGGTTGAAATATGCTGATACCTTCCGGCTATATCAAAAGTATGTTGTACCGCTGTTACCTTATGCGGATGATTATTATATACGCAACATAAAACCAAACGCAAAGAAAGGATTGAAAGCATCATGATTGATTATGGAAAACAGAAAAGCACCGTCAGACCGGAAGAACTGGAACTGACGGAAACAAAAGTATTTGTCAGTTCCAATATCACAGAAGTGAATGAAGATGAAACTGACGGACAGCCGGGATTTACCGGATATGAATTTGACCTTATCGAGTATGACAAGGACGAATACATTAAAATTCAGGCAGAAAAGAATGCTGATATTGAAAATGAAATTACACAGGCACAGATTGCTATGTGTGAAATCTATGAAATGATGGGATAAGAAAGAAGGTGTGAAGTATGGCAAAGATTTATGCATCACTAATCGTTAAAGGTGTTAAAACACTGGACGATGTACCGGACAGACTGAAAGAAGCTGTCAAGGCTATTTTAGAGGGTGATAACTGATGATACGTCAGTTGATCATAAAAATTCTATTCAGAAAGGATGTGCAGACTATGGCAATTATCTATGCAACCCTGATCATTAAGGGTAAGAAAACATTTGCTGATGTTCCTGATCGTATCAAGGACAAAGTAAAGGAAGTTTTGGTTGATCTTGATTGTCCTGAATTAGCAGAATAATCAACAGACAAGGAAATTATTACATACACAAAAACAACCGCTTCTGACGTTATATAATCGTCATATAGCGGTTGTTTTTGTGTGCAGAAAGGAAGAACGAGGATGAAAGGAATAATTTGTACTATTTTGGGTGTAATTGGTTCAGTGATTGCATCGTTTTTTGGTGGTTGGGATGCAGGTCTTGCAACCCTTTTAATTTTTATGGGGCTTGATTACATTTCAGGCTTACTTGTTGCCGGAGTGTTCAAGAACAGCCCTAAAACAGATACAGGTTCACTTGAAAGCAAAGCAGGTTGGAAAGGTCTTTGCAGGAAATGCATGACACTTGTTTTTGTATTAGTGGCATACCGTCTTGATTTGGTTATTGGAACAAATTATATCAGAAATGCAGTTATTATTGCATTTATTGCTAATGAAACCATTTCACTTGTAGAGAATGCCGGACTGATGGGGTTACCTCTACCGGAAGTAATCAGTAAAGCTATTGATATTTTACAGAAAAATACAGGAAGTGGTGAATAATGACAAATCAGGAATTTATTGATCAGATTGCAGCGTACATTAAAAAGTACGCTGCAATTTTTGGTATATGCGTACACAGCCCAATCATTGCACAGGCAATCTTAGAAAGTGGGTGGGGCAAGTCAAAACTTGCTGCCACCTATCACAACTATTTTGGTCTTAAGTGCGGTACAAAGTGGACTGGTAAGAGTGTGAACATGAACACACAGGAAGAATATGAACCGGGAACATTGACAACGATTGCTGATAATTTCAGGGTCTTTGATTCAATGGAAGAAGGGGTTAAAGGTTACTTTGAATTTATACAGTTGTCTCGGTATCAGAATCTTAAGGGAATCACAGACCCTAGAACATACCTTGAAACAATCAAGGCAGACGGTTATGCGACAAGTTCAACATATGTTCAGAATAACATGAACTTGGTTGAACAGTACGAACTTACAAAGTATGACAATGAAAAGGGTGATAACATGAGTGACAGACAGAAGGTGGGAAACTGGCTTGCACAGTATAAAGGTATTGCAAAAGGCAGTGAACAGCACAAAGCAATTCTGAAAGTATTCAATGATTCAGGACTTTGTACAAGATATAAAATGACAGTCAATGATGCTTGGTGTGCGACATCTGTATCAGCAGCATTCATTGCAGTTGGTCTTTCCAACATTTTCCCTTGTGTTGAATGCTCTTGTGAAAACATGATCAACCTTGCAATCAGTGCAGGTATTTGGGTTGAAAATGATGCTTATGTACCTGATGTTGGTGACGTTATCCTGTATGACTGGGATGATAACGGTGTTGGAGATTGTACAGGTTGGAGTGATCATGTAGGTATAGTAGTATCATGTGACGGTTCTATGATCAGAGTCATTGAAGGTAACAAGTCAAACACTGTTGGTTATCGTGATATTGCTGTAAATGGTAAACACATCAGAGGATTCATTACACCGCATTATGCAGCAGGTGGTTCTGTTACACCGCAACCTTCCGGTAAGAAATCAGTTCAGGAAGTAGCCAAAGAAGTATATGCAGGTGAATGGGGTAACAACCCGGAAAGAAAGGAAGCACTGGAAAAAGCCGGGTATGATTATCAGGAAGTGCAAGATGCAGTAAATGCACTGGTAAATGGAAGCACACCGACACCTTCAAAATCTGTACAGGACGTTGCAAAAGAAGTTATTAATGGTCAGTGGGGGAATAACCCTGACCGTCAGAAGAAACTTGAAGCAGCAGGTTACAACTATCAGGAAGTACAGAATGCAGTTAATGCAATTTTGAAAGGAAATGCTGCAATGGACTTGACCGCTATTGCAAAAGAAGTTATTCTTGGTAAGTGGGGTAATGGTCAAGAACGAATTGACCGCCTGAAAGCAGCAGGTTACAGTCCTACAGCTGTACAGAAAAGGGTCAACGAATTAGTATAACAGATGGTTCAGCGGTGGCAATGCCACCAACTTGCCACCATTGCAGACATACAACACAAGAACGCACAAGGCGGTAAAGTCTGAACTATTAAAAAATACTTGATTTTATAGGCTATTTGAGAATGTACAAAGCTGTACAAGGATTTAAAAACAGAACACTTAACAGAGTGTGCATGTGGAGACATGTGTTTTATTGTCCAAACTAGGACAATAGTTGGATGATTCGATGACTGGAAAGTGAAGAATTATTATATAAGTCAACGAATACTAGGAAGCAGATGACTAGAATTTGAAGAATTGCTATATGAGTCAACGAATGCAATGTATTCGTAATATGGCAGAAGAGATTGTGTTAAATGAATTGATTTACAGGTAAACAAAGAGCTGAACAGGTAGGAAGAAAAATCCTATTTGTTCAGCTTTGGTGTTTATAAGGGGGCAAAGAAGAAGCATATTACAATTCTACTGCTAGTCGATTGATTTATGCATATTCCCATTATAATATGTGTGCAGGAGGTGAGTATATGTATCAAATTAGTAATGAAAAATTCGGTTTATTTGTAACAGAATTAAGAAAGGAAAAGAATTTAACTCAAAAGGATTTGGCTGAAAAATTATATGTATCAGATAAAACAGTTAGCAAATGGGAACGTGGTC